GCACCTGCACCTATTGTTATCCAGACTGAAGACGGACTAGGGGTATTAGACGCCCCACGGTTCCCCCTGGCAACAACCTTTGAAGAGGTTCTCGAATCACTCCAGAGCCTGGCCGAAGAGGACCACACGTTTAAGACAGTTGTTGTAGACAGCCTAGACTGGCTGGAGCCTCTTATCTGGCAGGCAACCTGCAAACGGTTAGGAGTCTCAAGTATAGAAGCCCCAGGATATGGCCGCGGATACGTTGAGACCTGCACGGAATGGCGAAAGTTCTTTGCTTACGTAACGGCCCTGAGGGACGAAAAGGACATGTTGATAATTATGACAGCACATTCAGTCATTCAGCACGTTGAAGATCCCATACACCCGGCCTATGACATGCACGCTCTGAAACTGCACAAGAGAGCCTCTGCAATCGCTGAAGAGTATAGCGACATCATAGGCTTTGCATCACTCAAAACCCTCCTGAAGACAGAGGAGGCTGGGTTTGGTGAAAAGAGAAACCGGGCCATAAGCACGGGCGAACGTGTCATTAATGTAGGTGCAAACCCTGCTTACGTATCAAAGAACCGCTACAGCATGCCTGAAACTCTCCCGCTCGTATGGAGTGAATTCGAGCAACACATACCAGGAACGAACTAAAAATGGCCCTGATAGATTTTAACGCCGAAGCAATCGAACCGCAGTCAGATTTCAGCCCGCTTCCAGTGGGAAACTACACCGTAGTCATTACCCAGAGCGAAATGAAACCAACCAAAACCGGGAACGGCCAGTATCTACAGCTCACCCTTCAGGTAGTCGAAGGCGAGTATAAGAACCGGTTAATTTTTGACAGATTAAACATCCAGAATCCAAACTCCGTTGCGCAGCAGATAGCCCAAAAGGCCTTCTCAAGCATCTGCCGGGCTGTTGGAGTCATGCACCCTAAGGATAGTGAGGAGCTGCATGATAAACCGTTCAGCGTAAAAATAGGTATCCGGCCTGCAAGCGGGGAATATGGAGAGAGCAACATTGTAAAGGGGTATTCATCGCTCTCCTCCTCTCCTGTAAAGAAGGGAAGCGGGAAGCCCTGGGAGAAGTGATCCCAATGGCAACCCTTCCGAATAACCTTTTTTCTCCCACTGTTGACCTCATTTATTCCACCTACAAAAACTCTCCTCCACGCCCCCACTTGGGAGCCTCCCAGATTGGAGCCCAGTGCGAGCGGGCTTTATGGTACAGTTATCATCATTGCAAACTCCCGGCATTCTCCGGCAGGATGTTACGGCTGTTTGAGACGGGCAAACGCGAAGAAGAGCGAATTATCAGGGAACTCAGACAGGCCGGCGTATACGTCCGCGACTTTGGCAACGACGGGGGCCAGATCCGCTTTGAGATGTTTGGCGGGAAGTTTGCCGGGAGCATTGACGGTATAGTGCTTGGGATACCAGAAGCGCCTAAAACAGCGCACCTGCTTGAGATAAAGACAGCGAATGATAAAAGCTTTAAACAGATGCTCAAGAATGGGGTTGAGCATAGTAAGCATCAGCACTACTGCCAGATGCAAGTATATATGGGCGCTTTTAACCTAACGCGGGCTCTGTATATCGTAGTAAACAAGAATGATGATTCTATCTATTCACAGCGGATTGAGTTCCATAAACCAACATACGATTTATTGATAAACAAGGCTGAAAGAATCGTCACGTCAGACGCCCCGCTGGAGCGGTTTGAATCGTTTGAGTGTAAGTGGTGCGAGTATCAGAAGATCTGTAACTGGGAGGAGATGCCAGCCATAAATTGCCGAACTTGCGCCCATTGGGGACGATGCGAGACAGAGGAGGTATGTGAACGCCATATCTTTAACCCGCACCTGGTTCACTCTGAAGCGGTGGACGCGTGAAGGGTGGATCTTTTATGCCGATGGGAGACGCAACGGGCCTGGGTATTTGAAGAGTGAGGAGATGTAAGTGCAACTCCGCCCATACCAACAAACGGCAATCGACGCATTATGGCACTATTGGAAATACAGAGGCAAGGCGCCATTAATTTGTGCCCCCACCGGTTCTGGAAAAAGTCTCCTCATCGCTGAAATTTGCCGCAAGGTTCTCACCGACCACCCAGGAACCCGGATCATCCAGGTTACAGACTCCAAGGAACTCATAGAGCAGAACTGCAAGGAGTTTCTCAAGTATTACCCGGAAGCCTCAACCGGTATCTACTCAGCAGGATTGGGGAAGAAACAGCGCCACGCCGACGTAACGTTTGCAGGTATCCAGAGCGTGTATAAACACGTTTACGACTTCGACCCTGCTATTGACGATACCGAAAGACAGTGAAACCCGCTATGGTGAGTTCCTGAAAGCGGTAAGAATCGCCAACCCTTCAGCCGCCTTTGTCGGACTGACAGCGACCCCCTATAGACTTGATAGCGGCCTCCTGCACCACGGAGAAGGCGCCCTGTTTGACGGTATAGCCTACGATATCAGTATAAACACCCTCATCCATGGTGGCTACCTGGTGCCTGTCATATCCAAGGGAGGTATCAAAAACATTGACTTATCCCAGGTTAAGACGACGGCAGGAGAGTACAACTTGGGAGATCTTGCCTGTGCAGCCGACGACCCCGCCCTGGTTGAAGCGGCATGTGAGGAGATAAAGCGGTATGGAGCAGACAGAAGATCCTGGCTTATCTTCGCCGCGGGTGTGGACCACGCCTATCATATCCAGTCTCTCATACCTGGTTCAGAGGTAGTCATAGGAGAAATGAACCAGAAAGCCCGCGATAAGATTATCAATCAGTTTAGGGACGGGAAAATAAAGTGCCTCATAAACGTAGGGGTCTTGGTGAAGGGGTTTAACGCCCCCTGTGTGGATCTCATTGCCTTAATGACAGCCACAAAGAGCACGTCAAAATATGTGCAAATGGTTGGAAGAGGCACACGAACCTGTCAGGGTAAGGAAAACTGCCTGCTCTTGGATTACGGGTTCAATGTCCAGGAGCACGGGCCGATTGACGCGGTGAATCCAAAAACGAAAGGGACGGGGGCGGCTCCAATGAAAACCTGTCCAGAGTGTCAGGCTCTTCTTTACGCATCAGCCCGTGAATGTACTCAGTGCGGTTACGCCTACCCCGAACAGGAGACTCTTCCCAATCACGGTACCCAGGCATTTGATGGAGCTGTGCTTACGGACCAGATAGAACCCTTCTGGGTGAACGTCCAGGCAGTGGAGTATTCCAGGCATACCAAAGAGGGGAAACCGGACAGCGTTAAGGTTTCATATCTCACCCAGGGGGGAGAGAGGTATAGTAATTGGTTATGTGTGGAGCACGGTGGTTTCGCAGCTCAGCAGGCTTTCAGGTGGCTCTCCAAGATAGGAAGTGACGCCACCAGCGTATCAGAGGCACTGGAAGAGGCCCTGTCTGGAAGGTGGCCTATGCCAAGGAGGATACAGTGCAAGCAGGATGGTAAGTTTTGCAGAGTGGTAAATGAGGAT